CCTCATCAAGGGAAACGTTGGCGACGGGGGGCAGCGGCTAAAAATTGCCCCCCCCCCCCCCCCGTTCCTTTGCTGGTTTTGCCTGGGCACCCGATCGAGTCAGGGTCTTCCCATTCTTCGCCATAGGGTCCGATGTCTACCCCCGTTTACCGCGCCGAAGCAAGGGTGAAATGAACTTTTGTGAGATTAGCGAAGGATGGGAAAATCAGCCGGCCGAGATGTAGGCGTCGAGGCGGGCCAGGTTCTCGTCGTCGCGGTTGGGCAGCCAGTGGGCGTATCGGTCCAAAACGGTGACGACGGAGGCGTGGCCGGCCCAGGTGGCGATGGTTTTGGGGTCGATGCCGGCCTGGCACCACAAGGTGACGGCGGTGTGGCGCATGTCGTGGCAGCGCAAACCTTCGAGCCCGGCGGCCTCGAGGGCGGGATACCAGAACCGGGCCCGCCAGGCGCCCGGGCGGAGGAATCCGCCGCGCGGCGCGGTGAACAGGATGTCGTCGCGGTGGCCGGCGCCGCCGACCATCGGCGTGAGCGCCTCGACGGCCTCCGCCGAGAGCGGCACCACCCGCCGGCCGGCCTTGGTTTTGAGCGGCCCGAAATGGAGCGTGCCGTTCACTTCGGTGATGTTGCGGGTGACGGTCAGGCGGCGGCGGAGCAGGTCGACGTCGCCGGCGACCAGGCCGACCAGCTCGCCCATGCGCAGCCCGGTATGGCAGGCCACGATGACCAGGGCCCGGTAGCGGGGGTCGATGGCGTCGGCCAGGTCGGCGATCTGGGCCCGGTCGAGGACCATCATCTCGGCGTCGTCGATCTTCGGGCCTTTGACCAGCCCGACCGGGTTGTCGCCCGCCAGGCGCTTGTCGCGTATGGCGATATCGAGAATGGCGGCGAGCACCTGGCGGGCCTTGCCGATGGTAGCGGCGGCCAGCCCGGCGGCCAGGAGACCGGCCTGCCAGGAGGCGACGGCGGCGGCGTCGATGTCGGCGACGGCCAGCGGTCCGAAGGCGGGGGTGAGGTAGCGGTCCAGGTAGCCGTGGTCGCGGGCCAGGGTGGAAGGCCGTTTGTGCACGGTCTCGGCCTTCCACTGGGCGGCCAGCTCGCCGAAGGCGGTGGCGCCCCGGCGCTCGTCGACCCAGCTGTTCGTGGCACGTGCCACCAGCTCGCCGGCCAGCCAGGCGTCGGCCTCATCGGCGGTGGCGAAGGTGGCCGGCGCCTTGTGCACGTAGCCGTCCGGGCCGGCCCAGCGGGCCTGGTAGCGGCCGGACGGCAGCCGTCGCACATTGCCGAAACGGCGGTGGTTAATCTGATCTCTGGCCATCGATGTCCCCTTTGATCGGTATCGGTGAGTCTTGAGCGGCCCGGTGTCCAGCAGCGCCGGGCCGTTCCCTATTCTAGCGGATCTTCTCGATGTTCGTGGCACGCTCTGGTGGCACGACGGTTAGACCGGCGAAACTGTTTGCGAAAAACCCTTGTCCTGTATGGGTTCTTTTCACGTACATCACTCTCTGCCGTGGACGTAACGGGCCCACCAGGAGCCTAACGGTGCGAGAGGATCGGCTAAATGTGATGAAATGCAGGCGGCATCGGGGCGATGCTAGGTGTCTTTCTTGCCATCCTGCACCGAATCTCTCGATGCTCGCCGGAGGTTAGTGGCACGCGCTCGTGGCACGGCGGCTAGCGGTCGGGGGCGACGGTCAGCACCAGGCCGACCCCGGCGGCGAGGGCGGCGCCGGCCAGCAGGTCGATCTCGTCGGTCGGGTGGGCGACCAGCACCAGCACCGCCAGCACGATGGCGGCCACCCCGCACAGGAAGGCGGCCAGGCGAGGCCCGACGGCGATCATGTGACCGGCGCCTCCCACGTGGCCGCCCACGTTTCCGGGCCGACGATGCCATCCGCGGCCAGGCCTTTCTCGGCCTGGAAGTCGGCGCAGGTGTGGGCCGACTGGGCGCCGTAGGCGCCGTCCACGGTGAGCGGCCAGCCCCGGGCGGCCATCTGGGCCTGCCAGGTGTGCACGTCCGAACCTTGCATGATCGGCGGGTAGGACAGGTAGCGGCCCGGCCAGGGTGGCGCCGAGGCGGCCGGCGGTGCGCTAGGCGGCGATGTGCCGGGTGGCGCGGGCGGGCCGCCGGCGAAGGCTTTGGCCAGGATGTTCGGCCGTTCGGCCAGGCGGACGTCGCAGGGGCAGGCGGTGGCGACGGCCATGCGGTGGTAGCCGAAGCCGGGCTGGCCGTCGGCCTCGGCCAGGGCGTTGGGCCAGCCGTGCCGGCGGTAGCCTTCGGCGTAGAGGCGGGCCAGGGCGTCGACCATGGCGTCGGACATGGGGTCGGCGTGCGGCGGGGCGCTGCAGCCCTCGGTCTCCACGCCGACGTAGCGGGCGTTCAGGGTCATGGCGTGCCAGGCCTGGCGGTCGGTGTCGACGTACTGCTCGATGTGCCCCGACTGGGACACCCAGAAGTGGGCGGACACGCCGCTTGAGGGGTTGTTGAACCAGGTGTAGAGCGACCCGGTGGCCACCGCATGATGGAGCACCAGGCCCAGGTTGGCGTCGAGCGGGCCGCCCTGGTTGGCGACGGGCCGCCAGGCGGCGCAGTCGAAGCGGCTCACAAGGGGGTCCCGTCCGCGGCGAAGTACAGCTCGGCGACGGTCGGCCAGTTCGCCTGGGTGAGGCTCAACAGGTCGGCGTCGGTGACCAGCGCCTGGTCAATGCCGTTCGGCGTTTCGACCTTGTCGGCGATGCCGGGCCCGCCGGCGGCGAGGCGCACGAAGACGACCCACAGGCCCATCTCGTCGCGGATGATGTTGTCGGCCACCGCCCGAATGTCGGCGCGGGTGTCGTCCTTGAAGGTCTCCGCCTGCTGCATGGTGGACGCCCGGTTGCGCTGCTGGAAGGTGCCGTCGTTCTCCAGCTCGGCCTGGCTTTGGTAGGTCACGTTCGTTCTCCTATTCGATGCGGTGGATTTCCAGGCCCAGATATCCGGCAAAGGTCGACATCGCCGCGGAAGGATGGCCGTTGTAGATCTGCATTTTGATGGTGTCGTTTTTGGCGAGCGGCTTAGCCGTCGTCACGATCAGGGAGGCGTTAAACGTGGTGGGGTTGTACCAGCCGCGGATGTCCTGGGCGACGGGCCCGGCGGCCGAGCCGCACAGCACCTGCATTTGCGCCCCCACCCAGGCGGACGCCGTGGTCGGGATTGTGATCAGCGCGCTGCCGACGACCAGATAGCGGCCGGCCGCCGGGACGGTATACACGCCGGCGGTGAACGTGCCGCCGCCGGTGTTCTCGGCCGGGGCGTTGTAGGTGGTGAGATCGGTCCACACCGTTCTCGGTATCGACTGGGCGCCGTGTATGGCCCGAAAATGGGTGGGCGCGAAGGCGGCGACCGGCAGGGCCGGCGACACCTGCAGCCAGTTGCCGGCGGTCCGGGCCCACAGGATGGCGGAGGCCTGGGTGTAGCAGAGGGCGCCGTCGGGCGGCGCCGGCCACTGGGTGTCGCGGTCGGTGGTCGACGCGAAAATGTTGACCGACTGGTCGAAAACCATGTTGCCCCAGGTGTCGAGGATGGTGTCGCCCGGGTTGACATGGACCCGGCCGGCGGCGGCGAGCTGGGAGATGTCGTCGCCGGCGGCGTTGACCAGCGGGGCGTGGCGGGCCTGGGCCCGGGCCGACCAGCGGGCCTCGAGCTGGTCGAGCAGGGCGTCGATGGCGGCGGTGTCGGAGTCGGTCATAGGGCCTCTCTCATGGCAGGGCGGCGCCGATCGTCCACGGCTCGAGGGTGTGCACGGTCTGCCACATCTGGGCGTTGAGGATGTGGTCGGAATGGGTGACCCAGGTGAACTGGGTGGTGGCGCCGTCGGTGGTCGGATGGAACATGCACATGTCGGTCGGCGCCCACACGTGCGCCCGGGGGTCCCAGTCGTTGGTCGACGGTTTGCCCTGGGAGGTGAACCGGTCGCCGGACTGGACCATCACCGAGCTGGTGTGCTTCACCGTCGGATCGGACCGCACGCTCAGAGCGCCGTCGGAGGTGGACTGCACCGCGCCCAGCTCGGCGCCGCCGGCCGACACATCCCCGTAGAGGCGCAGGCTCGGGCCGGAATAGCCGTAGGCGCCGGAGCCGCCCTGGCCGTCGTTGAACGTGCTCTGGGCGCCGGTGTCGCCTCTGGTGGCCGTCCACAGCAGGTAGGTGGTGAGGGCGGTGACGTCGGTGTCGACGGCCGGCCCGGCGATCACCTGGCCGGTGTTCAGGTTGCGGTCGTTGTGGGTCTCCCACCGCTTGTAGCGGGCGATCAGGTTGCCGGGCCCGCCCGGCGCCGGGCATTGGGCGTCGAGCGAGAAGACCCCGTCGGTGGCGGCGTCGCGGAAGGCCTGCAGATAGTTGGGGTAGAAGTTGAACGGGGTGGTGGTCTGGCGGACCCGGGCGGCGACCAGCTGGCTCTGGGTGTCGATGTCTTTGTTGATGACCGGCATCTTCCAGGCCAGCAGGGTGGTGGTCAGCTGGTCGACCAGCGCCGAGATGCGGGCGGTGGTCGACTCGGCGGCCCGGCCGGTCTCGGTGTACACATCGGAGGTCATGCGCGGCGCCCACGGCAGGCCGGAATAGACCACGTCGGCGGCCTGCGGGTCGTTCGGGGCGTACAGGCCGCGGGTGACCGAACCGTAAAACCAGCACCAGGTGGCCCCGGTCGGCTGATATTGGGCCCACACCGCGCCAAGCTTGTCGACGGTGTCGAGCGTGCCGCCCGGGTCCCACAAGCGGATGGTGCACTTGCCGGGCTGGATGTCACCCCGAAAGGTGCCGTCGCCGAAGGTGCGGCTGTCGGTCGTCCAGCGGGCCTCCACGACCAGGTCGGTGAGCTCGGCGACGACGACGCCGCCCAGCTGGTACCAGAACCGCCAGTCGTCGCCCCAGCCGGCGCCGGGCGGGCCGGCCGGGCCGCCCACCCAGGCGGCCTGACCCCATTTCGAGGTGCCCCACGTGGACAGGGCGAACGGCTCGCCGAAGGTCACCGGAACAGCGGGGCCAGTTCGGAGCGGACATGGCGGCGCTGGTAGTCGCGCAGCGCCCTGTACACCACTTCGGGCAGGTCGTCGCCGGGGGTGGCGACCACCTGGATGTTCACGATCGACGGTATCGGCGCCGCCGCCGCCGAGGCCGAGAACGGGTTGATCTTGGACAGCAGCGACCCGCCGGCTTTGGGGAGTTTCCCCAGCCACCCCATGGCTTTGGAGACGGCGTTTCCGACGGCCTCGAGGGCGCCGATGATGTCTTCGATCATCTGTTTCACCAAACCCAGGTTGGTGAGCAGCACCCCGACCGGGCCTAACAGCAGGTCAACGATGATCTTCCAGTGGGCCTGAATCCAGGCGCCGACACTGCGCAGCACACCCCACACGTCGTTTATGACCTGGCGGAATATCCGAAAATGGTTGTAGGCGTAAATGACACCTATGACCAGGCCGGCGATAGCGAGAATGATCAGCGATATGGGGTTGGCGGCCATCACCGCGTTCAGGACCGCCTGCACGGCCGCCCAGGCCCGGGTGACGACCGACACGCCGAGGATCACGGCGGCCAGGCCGGCCACGATCGGCGTCAAACGTTTCATGATGGCCTGATGGCGGTCCAGCCAGTTGAACAACGGCTGGAGCATGTCCAAAAACTTTTGCAAAACCGGGAGCAGCTGCTCGCCGATCTTCTCTTTGGTCTGATCGAGGGACTCGTGGTACCGCTTCATTTTGCCGACGGCGGTGTCGCCCATGGCGTCGGCCTGGCCGTGGACCGCTTCCTCCAGCTTTTTCATTAACGCGGCGGCGGGCAGCTGCTTGCCGGCGGCGTCGGTGGTGGCGATCCCCATCTCTTTGAGCGCCCGGGTGTTACCCATGGTCGCTTTGGTCACGGCGTCGGCGGCCTGGGTTACCGATATGCCTTTGTAGGCGGCCAGGTCCTGGGCGATGGCGAGCGCCTCGTGGGCTTTGGCGGTGTTGTGGGTGACGGTGACCAGCTGGGTGTAGGCGGCGATGTTGTCTTCGGTGGACTGGCCGGTGCGCCGGCTGCGGGCCTCGATCTCTTCCAGGTCGTCGGACATCGATTTGGTGGAGACGCCGGCGTTTTTGTAGGCCTGGTTGAGTTTCGCCACCGTGTCTTCGTGTTCGGCGGCGGCCTCGGTGGCGGCGCCCAGGCCGGCCAGGATGGTGGTGGCGGCGGCGGCGACGCCGGCCCGGACCGCCGAGAAACCGCCGGTCGCCTTCTCTTTGACCTTGTCGAAGGCCTCGACGGCCTTGTCGGCTTTGGCGACGATGTCGAGGTTGAGGGTGGCGGCTTTAGGCATCGAGCATGCGGCCTTGCTCGACCAGCACGTCGGCCAGGGTGGCCAGGTCTCTCGGTTCTTCGTCCCACAGGATCGACGGGGCGATGCCGGTGGCCACGGCCAGCACCCCTATCAGCCGGCCGGGGCCGGCCCGGTAGGGTCCACCTGTTTCTGTTCGTCGGCGGGCTGGGCGAACATGCAGATCTTTTGCCATTCCGGCCAGGTGTCGGCCACCTCGACGGTGCGGGTCAGGCAGGCGTGGGCGGTGCCAATGGCGTAGCCGAGCGGGTCGGTGTCGGGGTCGAGCTTGTAGCGCAGGGCGGCGACGCGCATGTCGCGCTGGTCGCATTCGGCCCGGAAATACCGGCCGTCCTCGGTGAGCACGTCCAGGGTCAGGTAGTTCCAGACGACCCCGTTGGCGGCGGCCGCCTGGTCGAGGGCGGTCACCGGGGCGGGGCCAGCGCGGCGGCCTTGTCGAGGCCGGCCTGGATGTGCTCGGCGGTGGTGTTCTGGATGGACGGGTCGCGCATCCAGGTGGCCACCAGGTAGGGCTGGCGGCGGATGTGGTGGCCGGGCCAGCCCCAGTGGATGGCCGCCGCGTAGGGCAGGTCCGACACCACCCGGACCCGGGTTTTGGCGGAGCCTTCGGCGTGCACCGAGCTGGCCAGGCGGCCGGTGCGGCGGGGGGCGTTGCCGGCGGCCTGGCGGACCAGCGCCTGGGCGGTCGCCTCGAGCGGTTCGCCCAGGTCTTCGACGGTGCGCGCCGCGGCGTCGAGGGCGGCGTCGAAAGCGGCCTTGTTGGTGGCCTCGAGCATGAAGGAGTTGTCGGCCATCAGGGCGCCGGGGTGCGGGTGACCTGACCCTGGATCGGCCACGTGAACTTCGAGGTGACCAGCGACCCGGAGTTGATCTCCTCGGTGCCGAGACCGTCGTTGATAAACGTCCCGGAAATCTCCGGGCCGGTGGCGCCGATCGGAAAGAACGAGAACGGCAGCTCGGCGCCGACCTGGCTGACGATGAACTCATAGGCGCCGGTGGTGTCCATCAGATCGAGGAGCAGGGTGCCGGTCAGCTGCCAGCTGTAGATAGCCGGGGTCTGGATGATGTCGCCGGTGAGCACGGTGACCGGGGCGTCGCGCGTCGCGGTCTGCGGGTAGCCGATGGCGGTGATCTGGTCGGACAGGTCGACGCCGCCCGGCGAAGGTGGGCCGATGTGCAGCGTGCCGATCAGCTTGTGGACTTCAGTGGGCATTGCGGGCTCCTGCGGTAGCGGTGGACATGGCGGTCAGGTCGACCCGGTAGCACGGCCAGAGGTCGCCGGTGACGGTGACGGTGGTGCGGGTGGCGGTGGTCTCGGTCACCCCGATGGGCCCGACCGCGCCCATCACGGTGTCGAGCAGGTCGGCGTCGGCGGCGACGTTGTCGACCCCGCGGATGGGTATGACATACAGGTAGAGGCCGGCGACCAGGCCGCCGGCGAGCGGCATGCCGGTCTCGCCGACGGTGCCGATCTGCACGTACACGACCGGCGGGGTGATGTCGCCGGCCCGGGTGGCGACGCGCACCCCGGCGGCCTCGAGGGCGGCCACCACCTCGTCGACCGACGCCCGGATGCTCACGCGACGGGCAGCTTCCCGCGCTGCAGGATCCCCAAGGCAACCCGGCGGTAGTAGGGGCTGGCCACCGGGTTGAGAGAGTCGAGGCCTTCGGGGCGGTTGCGGTTCTCGTACCACCACTGGCCGAGCAGCAGTATCGCCTCGAACTGGCCGTCATCAGTAGCGCCTGCGGCCGGGTCCAGGCCGGCGACCATCACGGCGTCGGCCTGGGCGGCCAGGTTGGCGTTGGTCACCCGGTTGGTGTCGTCGCCGGCGCCCAGGCCGAGCCGGTCGGCCAGATCAGTGTCGGCGGGCCAGCCGGTCGCCATTACTTTTTGGCGCCGCGGGCCGCGCCGCCATCGTCGGCGCCGGCGGCGATCGGGGTGCTGTTGGTCATCAGGACGACCCCGCCGACATGCTGCGACCAGAACCCGACCCCCGAATATTTGACCAGCTTCAGGACCTTGACGTTTCCGCCGGCGGTGGCGTCGGTGGTCCACTCGAGCCGGAAGTCCATCACCGGGGTCTCGAAAATCACCGCCGACGAGCGGCCCTGGTCGATGACCAGGGTGTGATTGGCGGTCATGTACGGGCCGGGCATCAGCGGCACCCCCTGCACGCTCAGACTGCTGTAGGCGGTGCCGGACACGCCGGATGCGTTCATGGGGGCGATGTAGGGGAGCGTGGCCCGCCCGTCGGTGGCGTTGGCGTCGGCCAGGGCGATGTATTCCTTGCTGGCCGGGACGACCACGGAGGCCTGGTACACGGTTTGGGCGGCCATAGAGCCGAACAGGCCGCGCAGGGCGGTCTCGTAGCCGTTCCCGTCGGCGTAGGTGGCGCCCCACGCCGTCGAGTTGGCGGCGTTGGTGAAAAAGGCGACGGCGCGGGCCTCGACGTCGGCCAGCCAGGCCCGTTCCATGGCGTCGAGGGCGATCCGGTCGATCTGCGGGTTGGAGCCCATCAGCAGCTTGCGGGAGAACTCGTAGGCGCCTTCCACCTCGACCATGGTGATGGTGTCGTTGCTGGTGGTGATCGAGCCGGGCGCGATCGGGGTTACCTCGTCGGCGGGCAGGCCCGACAGGCCGGTCTCGGTCGCCGTTTTCGGCACCTCGAGGGTCGTGAAATCCGGGGTGCCATATTTGGTGAGGGCGGTGTAGAGCGGCGCTTTGGGGGCGATCAGCGGCACGAACCGGTCGGGCAGCCAGCGGGGCGGGACCAGCGCCGTTTCGCTGGTGGTGGTGCCGGGGGCGGCCATGATCTGGGCGGGGCGGCCGGCGGCGTCGATGTGGGCCATGCCGGCCTGGATGATGGCCGGGTCGCGGGCCATCAGCTGGGCCCGCCGCCAGCGTTCGGCGTCGGCGCCGCCCGGGTTCTCCATGGCGGCCAGGGCGTCGCGGACGAACGACGGGCCGCCCAGATGGTGGGCGAGCGCGTACGGGTAGGGGTCGCGGACCAGGGCCGGGGCGGGCGCGGCCGCGATCGGCACCGGGGCGGCCGCCGCCGCGGTCGGGACAGGCTCGGCCTCGACGGGCACGGGCAGGGGGGCGGGCTCGGTGACGGTCATGGTGGCTCCAGGGGTGTGTGGTGGGGCGGTGGCTACAACGGTGGCGACGCGGGCGGAGTCGAAGGCGGGCTCGGAGAGCAGGGCGACATGGCGGCCGCGCGCCGCGGTGACCCACATGCCGCCGTCCTGGTCGTCGAAGGCCTCCAGGTCGGCGCCGACGGACAGGCCGTCGCGGAGACCTTCGGAGGCCTCGGCCAGGATCTGGTCGCCCCGGTCGCCGGCGGGCACCCGGAAGGTCGCCTCGAGGCCGGTTTCGGTGTCGGTCGAGCTGACATACACGGCGACCGGCTGGGTGGGGTCGTGGTCGAGAACCAGCTTGGCCCGGTCGGAGAGGGCGAGGCTGCCGCGGGCGAAGGCGACACGCTGGCCGGTCGACACCTGGGCGAAGGTGCCCCACGGCACCACCTGGCCGGTGATGGTCCGCCGGGCGGCGTCGGCGCGGACCCGGGCGGCGGGGGCGGTGGTCTGGATGTGCACTATGGGCCTCCGACAGGTACGGGCGGCGGGGCGGGCGCCGGCGGTGGGGCAGGGGCGGGCAGGGCGTCGGGGTTGTCGCTGTCGACAGGCATGGCGATGTCGAGGTCGAGGGCGTCGGCGAGCTGGTTGACCAGCTGCGGGGCGACACCGCCTTTCATGGCGCCGATCATCAGCTGCACCCGGTCGATCAGCGGCAGCCGGGTGAACTGATCGCGGTCGAACTCCAGGTACTGGCCGCGGGGGGTGACATCGTTGGCGGACAGGCGGCCTTCGATGGCCTGCAGGTAGGGGTCGAGCACGTCATCGAGGAAGGCGGCCCGGTAGTCGGCCTGGTTGGTGTACACGTAGCTCGAGCTGGCCCCCATGGCCGCCGACACCAGCACCGGGTTGACGCCGGCGAGACGGGCCAGCTGGGTGGCCATGTACTGGCGGGCCTCGACCATCTGCTGGTCGGCGGCGGACCAGCCGAGCGTTCGGGCCTCGAGGTTCTGCGGGGTGTAGGCGGTGGCGCCGAGCGCCCGGGCCGCCTTCCAGGAAGCCACCAGATCGCCGGCGGCGGTCTCGGAGAGCGGCTCGCCGCCGGTCTGGTGCAAATCGATGTTCGGCAAAGGCTCGGCGGCGGCGGTCGCCGAGGCGGTCTCGAGGGCGAGCGCAGCCTGGATCACCTGGCCGCCGTAGTTACAGATTCCTTCGTGGGGGCCGTCGATGGTGATGACATCCTGGCCGGGTACCTCGATGCCCATATAGGTGACGATGGTGCTCGAGGTGATGCCCCAGGCGAGCGTGGCCGGGTCGTAGAGGATCTGGCCGGGCAGCACCCGCCGGAAGGCGACAGGGAAACCGTCGGCGTCCCGGGCCAGCACGATCAACGTGGACTTCCCCATGAAGAACAGGTCGTCGATCAGCCAGGCCCAGAACACCGACGGGGTGATGGTCGGCGCCGGGTCCGGGTTGGCGCACCAGCCGGCGGGCAGGTCGGTGACGGAACCGTCGGCCGACTGGCGGTAGCGTTGCAGCGGCATGGCGGACACGCCGCCGGCGAGCTGGGCCCGGATGTAGGAGAGCGTCGGCACGGCCATGGCCTCACCGCGCGACACCGCCAGGCTCGACCACCAATACGACCACGGGTCGGTGCCGGCGTCGCGGGGGCGGGCGAGTGGCGGCGCGGACCCGGCGGCGGCCTCGAGGTCCGCGACCCGGGCGGCCAGCTTGCGGGCCCGGCTGCCGAACATGCTGCGAGCGTGAAGTAACTACCCTTTCGGCGCAATCACGACATAGGGGGCGGGTAGCGGCGGGCGGGTCCGGGCGGCCCAGGCGGCCAGGGTGACGGCGACCAGCGGGCAGATGTCGGTGTCGGAGTTGCGCCGCGACCAGGCCCAGCCGTCGCCCAGTATCCGCCGGCCGGCGGCGGCGATGGTGTCGTCGAGGAGCGCCTGGGCGCGGTGGCCGATGGTGGCGGCGGACACCTGGTCGACCAGGTCGGCGCAGGCCCGGGCCAGCTGGGCGCCGCCGGTTCTCATCACCTCGACGCCGGCGGCCTCGAGGCGGTCGGCCATGGCGCCGGCGGCGAGGGCGTCGGCGACGATCAGCCCGGCCGGGTGGGCCCGCCTCCATCCTCGGACGGCGTCCTCGAGCCAGCCGGTGCCCCGCCGGTAGTCGACGACTTCCACGATGGTGCGCCCGCCGGCGGCGGGCCCGGCGACGGCCATGGCCGAGCTGGTGCGGTCGGCGGCCACGTCGAAGCAGAGAGCGGCGACGCCGGCGGGGGTGTCCAGGTCGGCCAGGGCCGCCCACGCCTCGACATCCAACGCGCGGCCGAGGGCCCGGGGGCGGGGCCACACGTTCAGGACCGACCGTTCGAAGGCGGCCACGTCGCTCGAGCGGGCCAGGTCGGCCTCGAGGGCCTCGACGCGGATGGTGTCGCCGAGCGCCGGGTGGGCGGTCCACCAGGTGGCCGGGTCGCGGGGGTCGTAGCTGTCGGCGGTGTGGTCGGCGCCCCAGTCGAATATGGCGATCGACGGGTCGCCGGCGGCGTGGGCCTCCTCGGCGCGGGCCAGCCAGCCGTCGAGCCAGGTGGAGGCGAGCGTCCCGCCGGCGGACACGATCCAGGTTTGGGCGCCGGGCCGGGTGAGCTGGGCGGGGAAGACGGCCAGTTCGATGCCGCGGCCGGCCTCGTCGTCGTGCGCCCATGCTTCGTCGATGATGGCCATGTCGACGTTGGTGCCGTGCAGGGCGGACTCGACCGGGGCGAAACAGGTGGCGCTGCTGCCTCTGGCTAGCAGCTCGAAGCTTTCGCCGCCGGCGCGCAGGCTGATCTTGAGGCGGCGGGCCAGGCCCGAGGCGCGGAGGATCGGCTGCCATTCCCGGCGGAAGGTGCGGCCGGCGTCGCCGCCGGTCTGGGCGGTGTACCAGGATTGGCTGCGGGGCTGGCCGAGCACCCGCCGGGCGAGCTGGGCCAGGATCAGGGCGGTTTTGCCGGCCCGGCGGGGCACGTGCAGCACGACAACGCCGTGGAGCATCTCGCCGTGCGGGGTGAGCTCGCCGGCGACCCCGTTGACCGCCGACTGCCAGGCCTGCATGGGCCGGCCGAACAGGGCGGCGCCGACGGCGTCGACCGCGGGCCCGACCGATGGGGCGCCGGTCGGTTCAGTGGCCAGTCGGGGCGGGACCCGCAGCTGCTGCCAGTAGCTGGTCGAAAGCGTCGCCACCGGGGCCGCCCAATGTTCGTAGTCTCGCCTCGAGCTCGCCGGTCAGGCGGAGCGCCTGGGCTTCGTGGAACTCTTTGCCGTCGGCGCCCCTTAGTTCGTCGCAGCGGTCCGCGCAGGTCCTGAGCAGCGCGATGAGCAGCTCGTCGACGTCCTCGAGGCGGCCGCCGCGTTTGAGCGCCCGGATGGTGGCGTCGGCGGAGCGCCTGACGCGTTTCACCGGTGCCGGTCCGACGTCGATCAGCGTGAGCTGGTCGGGATCGGCGGGCATCGCCCCGGATCGTAGTTACATCGTGTGGTTTGGGGGTGGTTGGGGGGAAAAGGGCACTGCGCAGCAGTACCAGAGGTTTCCCGGGCAAGAAAACGCAAGTCACGACCGCGACGCGCTCGAGCCCCAACCGAGCCGGCGCCGGCCACGCCAGCGTGCCCCTTCGGATCTATTACACGACTGATGCGCGGGTAGCAGGGCGCCCGACCCCCGGGCATGGTCCAGATCGAACGGGCCCGGCTTGATCTCACCGCCGCACAGATGGCAGACCACACCACCCCCGGCTATCCGCTGGGCCCACCCCGCCCTGGTGTGCACATACAGGGGGGCCTTGTATTTCGACCGGGGCACCCTACGAATCCAGGCCGGGGGGGACGTTCGTTTGCGATGGGGGCGGCGTCATGTATCCGACGGGGTGGCCGATTGCTCAGTTGCACCGTGGGGTATGTCCTGTTCGCGGTCATCACCGGCGCCCTGATCGCCGGGTTTCTGGTCGCGGTCTGGCGATTGTGGCGTCACCCATGTCGGTCTAGGGGCGTTCGTCAATGCGGTAGCCGCCTTGTCGTTTGCGGACGGTGCCGCGCCGGCCGGCGCGGTAGTCGGCCATGTAGGCGGTGTTGGCTCTCACGCATTGCGGTTCGCGGCAGCCGCGGGTGTAGCAGGCCCGCGACCCGTGCCCTTGCTTGGATCGGGGGTCGTCGAGTGTGAGGCGCAGCTGCACACCACGATCGTAGGTTCGCTCTGACCAGCGGTTATGTGATGAGAGGTGCCTGGCAGGCGGTCTAAGGCGAGCAGGAGCGATATCGACCGGGTATCCATGGCGAGGCGGGATCGTGTCACAGGACGGCCGCTCAGTAGTGCTGCTCGGCTTTGGTGATGGCGGCGAGGAAGTCGACTTCCTCGAGGGCGTCGGAGCACTGGGCGGCGAGCGGGTACTGGTTTAGCTCGACGCACAGGTCGTGGGCGGCCTGCAGGTAGTGGCGGAGGGCGCCGAGCTGGACGGCGTAGTCGGTCATCGTCACATCTCCATGGCATCGTCGAAGGTGAGCTGGCGGTCGCGGCGGCCGAAGGTTTCGAGGCGGGCGGCCAGGCTGGGGCTCAGGTGCGAGTAGTCGGCGACGTCGGCGCGCGGCGCGGCAGCTTCTATCTTTAAAAAGGGATAAGGATTATCGCGCTCTTGGGAGCGCGAACTTTTGGCCTCGAAAGCGCGAACTTCGGAGCCGAAAGCGCGAACTTCGGGCGGCGCAGTTCGCGCTCCTGGGAGCGCGAGGTTGGACAGGTCGACGCGGGCCGGCGAGCCGCGCCCGGAGCTGACCGCGATGTCGGTGGCGGCGTCGATGCGTTTCAGGGCCCGGTAGACGGTGACGGGCGAGCAGCCGACGTCGTCGGCGACGGTGGCGGCGGCCGGCCAGGCGACCCCGTGGTTGTCGGCGTAGGTGGCGATCACGAGCAGGATGTGGCGGTCGAGGCTGGCCAGTTCGGCCATCCGGCGGACGGCGATGACATGACGCCAGCTCACTGCAGGAGCACCTTGATGGCGGGCCGGTCGGCGGGCCGCCAGATGTACACCTCGGCGTGGCAGGCCCGCAGCTTGTGCTGCCAGGCCTCCTGGTCGGCGCTGAGGCGGCCGCGCTCGGATTTCAGCTCGGCGAAGATCAGCCGGGGCGGCCGGCACAGCATCAGGTCGACCCAGCCGGCGGCGTCGCCTTCGACGGGGGTGCGCCAGCCGTGCTCGGTTCGGGCCGGCCGGAAATGCACCCACGACCAGCCTTTCAGCTGGGCCAGGTCGGTTACCCACAGCTGGAATCCGGCCTCGGTTTCGCGTAAGACCAGACCGGCGGGCGGGCGCCGGTCGGGCCGCTCGGCGGCCATATGTGCGCGGCCTTATACGGCCTGGGCGGTGTCGCCGGCCACGTAGCGTTCGAGGTCGGCTTTCAGCACTTTGCGCGACCCGCCGATCTTGCGAACCGTGACCGGGAACTCGTCGGTCGCGGCAAGCCGGTAGGCGGTGCTCGATCCGATACCGAGCACCCGGGCGGCCTCAGCTAGCGAAACGGTCGCGACGGGCGGCAGCTGCTCAACATTGCCCCCCCCCCCCGTCTCCTTGGCCGGTTTCG